GGAGCTATGAACGCTTATATGTCGGCAATCAGTCGTAACAAAGAGCGTGCCCAATAATATTATAAACAGATGTAATTAATAAAGGAGAAACTAATGTTTCAGACAGAACATCTACAAGAAAAGTGGCAGCCAGTCCTAGAACACCCCGATCTACCACGGATTGAGGATTCTTATAAGCGGGCAGTTACTACTCTCATCCTAGAGAACCAAGAAAAAGCTATGCGTGAGGATCGCGGTTTCCTTACAGAAACAGCGCCAGTCAACAGCATGGGTGGCGGACAGATGGATACATGGGATCCGATTTTGATCTCATTGGTTCGTCGCGCAATGCCTAACCTCATTGCTTATGACGTTTGTGGTGTGCAGCCAATGACAGGTCCAACTGGACTTATCTTTGCGATGCGTTCCTCGCTCGCCTCACAGGACGGTGCAGAAGCCCTTATGGACGAAGCATTTCCTGATACTTCCAATCAGAACGCTGCCGGTACAATCGGTGGTGGTGATGTTGGTTCTACAGAGACTAACCCTGCTGTTCTTAATGATGCCTCTGCGGGAACATATACTTCTGCAACAGGTATGACACGGGCACAGTCTGAAGCACTTGGTGATAGCGGTACGAACGCTTTCGCTGAAATGGCATTCAGCATTGAAAAGTCTACGGTTACTGCCGTTTCTCGCGCACTCAAAGCTGAGTACACGATGGAACTTGCACAGGACTTGAAGGCAATTCATGGTCTTGACGCCGAGACAGAACTCAGCAACATTCTTTCGACAGAAATTCTTGCTGAAATCAATCGTGAAGTCATCCGTTCGCTGTATGTTACAGCGGTTAAGGGTGCTCAGGTTAACACAACTACTGCTGGTGTATTCGACTTGGATACAGACTCCAATGGTCGTTGGTCGGTTGAGAAGTTCAAGGGTCTTATGTTCCAGATTGAACGTGACGCCAATGCGATTGGTCAACAGACTCGTCGCGGCAAAGGTAACATGCTGATTGTTTCGGCTGACGTTGCTTCTGCTCTTCAGATGGCTGGTGTTCTTGATTACACGCCTGCTCTGAATAACAACCTCGCGGTTGACGACACATCCTCCACATTCGCTGGTACGATGAATGGTCGTTTCAAGGTCTATGTTGATCCGTATTCTGCAAATGTTGCTGCTAGTCAGTATTATGTTTGTGGTTATAAGGGTACATCGCCTTATGATGCTGGTTTCTTCTACTGCCCATACGTTCCGCTTCAGATGGTTCGTGCGGTTGGTGAGAATTCCTTCCAGCCTAAGATTGGTTTCAAGACCCGTTATGGTCTTGCTGCTAACCCATTCGCTGCTGCGGGTGCGGTTGCTGCTGGTGACACGGTTAATACCGATGCTTCACTGGATGCTAATACAAATGCTTGGTATCGTCGCGTTAAAGTAACTAACCTTATGTAAGATAAGGGGTCTAACAGACTTGGGGGAGGGCTTCGGCTCTCCCCTTTTTTTGTTATAAATAGATACATGGCAACTGCACAATCACCCCTCGCAAGACAACCAGAACAGTTGGACTATGCAAGTCCGACTCAATTTCGATTTGGTATTAAACAATTACCAAAGGTAGAGTTTTTCACAATCAATGCAAACCTACCCGGTATTGATGGTGCATCAGTGGATATTACAAACCCATTTAAAAATATTCCAATTATGGGCGATAAACTCACTTACAACGATCTTACTATCACATTTATTGTGGATGAGTTTCTAGAAAATTATCAATCTCTACACAATTGGCTTACAGGATATGGGTTCCCATCAGATAGAGCAGAGTTTATAAAACACAGAGATGTTACTTCAAACACTCCGGGCGGGGGTTCAAAACAACCTGTTGATCTTATTGGGACTGCCACAGCGGATAAGGCAATGTACTCAGATGCATTTCTTATGATCCTGTCAAATAAAAACAACCCAATCCTAAACGTAAATTTTCAAAACGTATTTCCTATTTCACTTAGTGGATTAGATTATACACAGGGTGCAACAGATGTTGAGTATATGACTGCTGAAGTAACATTCAAATACCAAATCTACAAATTTGAGGGTGTCTAAATAAGAATGAGCAGATTTGGTAAGCTTTAACATTTATCAAATCTTTAGACTTAATTTCTGGTGACAACTCGTTCGAACTCATCAGGGTCAAAATATCGCAGAGAGAAACCAAACTGCTCACTTTTTTTATTATGAGGTAAATATGGATTTAGAAATATTAAAGAAGACTGCAAAAGAAGACCTTCCTATAACTGATCTAGAACACATCGATCAGGAATCTTTTAAAAATCAAATGATCAAACGAAAGTGGTTGGACTATAAGACAGACTTTGAGTTGCTTCTGGTCAAAGCTAAAACTGACCACCAACAATTGTATCGCCAGAAGTGGGAATATTATGGTGGTAAGGCAGATGCAAAAGTGTACGCTGCAAAACCGTTTGACATTAGGGTTATGAAGACAGACCTTGCTATGTACATTCAGTCCGATGAGGACATTCTTAGAATTTCAAATAAAATTGGGTACTACGATTCATGCGTAGACTACTGCAAGGGTGTGATTAAATCTATCGACAATCGTGGGTGGGATATTCGTAATGCAACCGATTGGAAAAAGTTTGAAGCTGGTATGATCTAATGCGTATATCAAAGAAGAATGAAGTCTATCTGATCCTAGATGATATGACAGATTCTACTCGACAAGAGTTGACAGAGTTCTTTACCTTTGAGGTTCCCGGCTTCAAATTTATGCCAATGTATCGCAGTCGAATGTGGGATGGAAAGATACGGTTATTCTCTCCAGCTACAGGTGAGATATACGTTGGGTTGCTTCAGTATATCAGGGGTTTTTGTCAGAAAAACGGAATTGACTATATATTAGAAGAAGGAGTTGAAAATGAGCGGGTTATTGTTCGTCAGGTTGTTAGAGATTTCATCAGGTCACTTAAACCCAAATCTGGGGGGAAGTCTCTTAAAGTCCGTGACTACCAAATTGATGCCGTACATCACGGTATTTCCAGAGATCGTGCTCTTCTTGTTAGTCCTACTGCTTCGGGCAAATCACTAATAATCTACTCGTTAGTTCGTTATTATCATATGATGGGGTTAAAGACCCTGATATTAGTTCCCACCACCTCACTTGTGGAACAGATGTATTCGGACTTTGAGGACTATGGTTGGAGCTCTGGTACATACTGCCAGAAGGTATATCAGGGACATTCAAGTAGGGTTGAGAAGGACGTAGTAATTTCTACATGGCAGTCTATCTACAAACTGCCAAAGAAGTATTTTGAACAGTTTGGTTGTGTGATTGGTGATGAGGCGCATATGTTTAAGGCCAAGTCACTTACTGGCATCATGACCAAGTTACACCTATGTAAGTACAGATTTGGTCTTACAGGCACCCTAGACGGGACGCAGACGCACCAACTAGTTTTAGAAGGTCTATTCGGTCCTGTTGAAAAAGTCACCACTACAAAAGAGTTAATTGAGAAGAAATCTCTTGCTGACCTTAAAATCAAGTGTATTATTCTAAAACATGAGAATATACGAGAGAGAATGACTTATGCTGAGGAACTACAATTCCTAGGCGAACATGAACGTAGAAATCAATTTCTTGCTGGATTGTTGATGCACCTTCCCGGCAATACACTATGTTTATATCAATTAGTTGAGAAACATGGTAAACCATTACACGAAGCAGTTTTAAAGGCTCAGGACGAAGGATACTTTGATGACAAAATGCGAAAGATATTTTTCATCTATGGTAAAACAAGCACCACAGAAAGAGAAGATATACGATCTATTGTTGAGGGTGAAAAAAATTCTATCACCATTGCTTCGTATGGAACTTTTAGCACTGGCATTAACATTCGCAATATTCACAACATCGTGCTCGCAAGTCCAAGTAAGTCTAGAATTAGAGTGCTCCAGAGTATCGGTAGAGGATTGCGTCAGGGGGAAAATAAAGATTCCGTTTTGATATTTGACATTGCAGATGACCTGACGTTTAGAAATCAGGGCAACTTTACGCTTAATCACTTTCAAGAACGCATAAATATATATAATGCAGAACAATTCAACTATGAAATTAGCAAGGTAAAACTACAATGAATACAGATACATACAAAATCTTAAAGCTCATTAGTGGTGAAAACATCATTTGCGAATTATCTGAAGATGATGGAAAGTATGAAATTTCAAGACCATTACTAATGAATGTTCACCCAAGTGTGACGCGAAGAGGTATGACAGAATCTCTAATGCTCTCAAGATGGGTACAACCCTTTACAGAACAGAGATATTTTGAAATCGATCCTAGACATGTTATTATTGTGTTACCGGCCTCTCCCGGTTTGAGTATCTATTACGAAGGTGTATTAGACAAACTAGAAGGTTCAGAAAAAATTGATACTGTGGATGATTATGATGATGAAGATATCTACGATGAACTATTAGATGAACTAGAAACAGATAGTGATTTAATACATTAATGTAGTTCTGATAACCAAAGACAAGATCAATATAACACTATTTTCTGGTGGAGTCAAGGTTCTTTTAAATTATAATGATCCTTGACTTAATCCTATAGATGTAGTATAGTGTATAAAGATTAAGGAGAATACCTAATGGCGAAAGCAAAGGGTGAACACTACGTTGACAACAAAGCATTTCTTGTGGAAATGGTTGCGTGGAAAGAAAAATGCAAAGAAGCGGTGGATGCTGAAGAGCGTATTCCTCCTGTTACAAATTATATGGGTGAGTGCTTTCTCAAGATTGCACAACATTTATCCTATCGGCCTAACTTTATAAATTATACATACAAGGATGATATGGTATCTGATGGGATCGAAAACTGTCTTCAATATGCTTCAAACTTCAATCCAGAGAAGTCATCAAATCCCTTTGCATACTTTACGCAAATTATCTACTACGCCTTCATCCGAAGAATTCAAAAAGAAAAGAAGCAAACCCACGTTAAAAATAGAATCATAGCAGGTAGTAACTATCAATCTTTTGATACGATGCCCGGTGATTCAACTAGTTACAGTATTGATAATTCTTTTGCACTAGATAATCTTCCAATGGAAGATGTTTATAAACCTAAAACGGTAGAAAAAAAAAGTAAAAAGGGACTAGAGAATTTTATGGAAGATGATATTGTTGGCGTGGCGGTACTGGGTGATGAGCGTTGAAGATTGCAATTATAACTGACACTCACTTTGGTGCCAGAAATGATAACCAAAACATCAATGACTATTTCTACAAATTCTATGACGATGTATTCTTTCCCACTTTAGTTGAGAGAGGAATTACTACCTGTGTTCACATGGGTGATGTTACAGATCGTAGGAAGTTTATTAGTTTTAGGACTGCCAGTGATTTTCGTAAAAAGTTCATTGGTCGTTTTCAAGAGTTGGGAATTGACCTTCATCTTATCATTGGTAATCATGATACATTTTACAAGAACACCAACGAAGTCAACTCAATGGAAGAGTTGGTAGGTTCTGACAGGTGTAATATATACACGGGCCCGACGGTTGTAGAATTTGATGGTATACCAATTCAATTCATGCCGTGGATTAATGCCGGTAACTACGAAGAATCTCTAGCTGCATTGTCACGCTCACCTGCACAGATTTTGATGGGACATTTAGAAGTAGATGGTTTTGAGATGCATAAGGGACATAAATCAGAGGGTGGATTTGATAAAGAATTGTTCCGTAGGTTTGACCTATGCTTTAGTGGACACTTTCATCATAAATCCGATGATGGCCAGATATATTATCTGGGAACTCCGTATGAGATTACATGGAGTGATCACGATGACCCGAAAGGTTTTCACATCTTTGATACAGAGAACCGGGAACTAGAACGCATTATTAATCCTCATAGTATTTTTGAGAAGATTTTCTATGACGATACTATTAAAGACTATACCAAAGAAGATGTGTCTGGATATAAAGAGAAGTATGTAAAACTGATTGTGGTAAACAAGAAAGACCTTTACCAGTTCGACAAGTTTACAGACAGGTTGCTACAAGCTGATGCATATGAGGTCAAGATTATTGAAGACTTCTCTGAGTTGGATGCTGAGAATGTATCTGATGATATCGTAAACAATACTGAAGACACGATGACACTCCTAGAGAAATACATTGACCAACTGGATGTTACATTGAGCAAGGACCGATTGAAAAATACGATGCGGTCACTTTACACCGAGGCGCAAGATTTAGAAATATGATACATTTTGAGACGGTCAGGTGGAAAAACTTCCTGTCAACTGGTAACAACTTTACAGAGATACAGTTAGACAGAAATTCAACCACATTAATTATTGGAGAAAATGGTGCAGGAAAATCTACTATTCTTGATGCTCTGTGTTTCGGTTTATTTGGTAAACCTTTCCGTAACATAAACAAACCCCAACTGCTAAACTCTGTCAATGGCAGTGCTGCACTTGTAGAGGTAGAGTTTCGTATTGGAACCAAGAAGGTTAAGGTTGTTCGTGGTATCAAACCAAACGTGTTTGAGATTTACGTCAATGGTAAGATGTATAACCAAGATGCAAACTCGCGTGACTACCAGAAATATCTAGAGCAACAAATACTCAAGCTCAACTATCGCAGTTTTACTCAGGTTGTTATTCTGGGTTCATCTACGTTTATCCCCTTCATGCAGCTTAAGTCTAAACACCGCCGTGAGGTTGTCGAGGAAATTCTTGACATACAGATTTTCTCTCTGATGAATATGATTCTCAAGACGCAGCTGAAGACTATCGTTGATGACATGCGTGAGGTTGATTACCAGTATAGTTTGACAAAGGAAAAGATTACCCTTCAAGAAAAATATATTGATGAAATATTCATGCATAAGGAAAACCTAATTAAAGAGAAGTCTTCTTTGATTGGTGGAAATGAAGAAGAAGTTTTCAAAAAGAATTTGGATATAAAATTCCATAACACAAACAACATTGAACTCCTTAATCAAATTACTGACAATGACAGCGTAAATACAAAACATAGCAAATTAAAAGATATTCAATCGCAGTTAAAAGAGAAACACAGGGCACATACTAAACTGGTTGGTTTCTTTGAGAGTAATGAGGACTGTCCAACCTGCCAACAACATATTGATGAAATCTTCAAGGCCGATATGATTGATAAGAAACAAGGTGAAGCAGATAGAGTTGATGGCGGACTAAAAGAACTTAAAGATGAGTTGCACAAGGTCACCTCACGACAGAACGACATAAAAGATATTGCTAATAGGATTCGGGAAAATGAAGTTCATGTTGCAAAGGAGAATAGTTCTCTTGTTCAACTTGAGAAATTCAATGCTACTTTGCAGTCGGAGATTGATCAATTGGTTGCTGGTGAAATCAACAAGGGTGACCATAATAAACTGGATGAGTTGAAGGAAACTCTTTCTGGGTTTGATATGCAGAAGTCCAAGTTGCGTGAAGACAAGACCTATGCAGAGGCCGCGAGGAATATGCTACAGGACACGGGTATCAAGACCAAGGTTATCAAGCAATATCTTCCTATCATGAACAGATTGATCAATACCTACCTCACCTCTATGGAGTTCTATGTGAACTTTACACTGAATGAAAACTTTGAGGAAACTATCAAGTCACGGTATCGTGATGAGTTTACCTACGATTCATTTAGTGAAGGTGAGAAGATGCGTATTGACCTTGCACTGTTGTTTACTTGGAGAGCAGTTGCAAAGATGAAGAACAGTACTAACACAAACCTGTTGATACTGGATGAAATCTTTGATAGCTCTTTGGACGGTACAGGCACAGATGAGTTTCTAAAAATTCTAAATACACTTGGTGATGAAAACGTATTTGTGATCAGTCATAAACAGGATGCCCTTGCAGACAAGTTTAGAAGTACAATAAAATTTCAGAAGGTGAAGAACTTTAGTCATGTTGCAATCAACTGAAAATACTATAAAATACATTGAAGATGGTGTTTTAGAACATAATACTCGATTGAGAGAATTGAATAATAATGTTCTCGTTAAACCTAGACCGTACACAAATTCAATAAGTAGGTCTGATGCCCGCTTTTTACAATTGGCATGTTTAGTAGAAAAACCAAAAAAGATAATGGAAATTGGTACATGGATAGGAACTAGCGCATATGCATTGTCGCAAGCTTCAGATGCACTTATATACACATGCGATGAAGGACCAGATAATTTTTATAAAATTGAGGGTCAGGAATTATATATAAACAGAATTATTCGCCATCCAGATACACATAGTTCTGAATTTTTAAAAAAAATAGATGGTGGTTTTGACTTTGTATTTGTTGATGGTTGGTTGAAAGATGATGATGCTAAGGGTATATTTGAAAAGTGTGAGGATAATTTTACATTTATAACTCATGATTATTATAGGTTCGAAAAACCAAAACCAGTTTTTGATAAGGGTCATCGTGCCGCTGAGAGAATGATAAAATATGCTTGGGAAAATGGATATGAGTGTGAATTGTATCCACCAAGTCTAGATTGGATTCCAACCTTTGGTAAAATTAATTTATGTTGTGCAATGATAAAGTTTAGTAGAATATAATGGGTAAAAGATCAGACTTTGAACGCAAACCAAGAGACTTCTATCCTACACCGATGGAAGCAGTAGAACCTCTTATTGAACATCTACCGAAACATTTTACTTTTGCAGAACCATGTGCTGGTGATGGTGCATTGATAAACCATCTTAAAACAGGGGGTGTATGTATGTGGGCAAGTGACATTGAACCACAGTATAAAGGTATACCTACTCAGGATTATAGAGACGTAAAAGAAAATGAACTATTAGAATCAAATTATATAATTACAAACCCGCCGTGGGACAGGAAAGTGCTTCATCCTATGATAGATCACTTTGCTCCACTAAAACCCACATGGCTCTTATTTGATGCTGATTGGATGCATACTAAACAGAGTCAACCTTATATGCCGTTTTTACATAAGATTGTAAGTGTAGGCCGAATTAAGTGGTTTGGTAATATGACAGGCAAAGACAATTGTGCGTGGTATTTGTTTGATAAGCAAACTCTACCAATTTTTGGTACAACTTTTTATGGGAGAACAAAATGACAGTTAATACAGACGGATGGCATAAGCAACCACACTACACACAACACGCACTAGATGTAATGGAGAGGATAGTGGACACACAATTGGTTTCTGTAACGGACCCAATTCTAAAAAAACCACTAGAGTCCTGTTCTATTGGTTTGGACCGCAAGGAACTACATGATCGTTTGCTCAGTGCAATGGAACATTATCAGGGTATCGGTCTGTCTGCGAATCAGATTGGTATTCAAGAACGTGCCTTCATCATGTATTCAGATATTAAGAAAAAAGAGACGATCACCTGTTTTGACCCCCTGATCACAGAGTATCATCTTGACAAGATCATTATGGATGAGGGCTGTCTGACATGGCCAGGCCTGTGGTTGAAGGTGCCACGCTCAGAGGGTATTCGTTGTCTATACTATGATGTGGACGGGGAACTGGTACAGGTAGAAATGCACGGACTTGAATCACGAATCTTCCAACATGAGTATGATCACATGGAAGGGACGAACTTCACCAAACGAGTGAGTCCATTGAAATTGAACATAGCTCAGCGCAGAGCTACAAAGATGAAGAAAAAATCACTTCTATCGATGTGAGGAGAAAGAATAATGAAATTACCAACTAAATTGCAAGTAGACAAACTTTTAGAACATTATCATAACTTTCGGTATTCTGATGCTGAGGAGTTAGCAATATCTATGACTCAAGAGTTTCCAGAGTTTCCAATTAGTTGGAAAGTGCTTGGTGCAGTACTCATGCGAACTTGTAGGATGCCAGATGCATTAGTTGTTAATCAGAAATCGGTGGAATTGGTTCCAAACGATTTTGAAGCTCACTATGACTTGGGTATCGTAATGCAAGAACTTGGTAGATTTGAAGAGTCTGAAGTTAGTCTTCGAACAGCAGTGCAGTTAAACCCTGATTTTATTGAGGGGTATTACTATTTGGGTATTGTGTATCGCGCACTGAAGAGGTTGGATGAGGCTGAAGAAAATTATAGAAAGGCATTAGAACTCAAACCTGACTTATTAGAAGCAATAATTAACATAGGTCAATTATATGTTGATAGGGAGAAGTATGAATTAGCACTAGAACAATTTGACCTGTTGGATACATGCGTCATCGATACAGCCAATGCCGAGGATGCAAGAGCCCGTGGTATGGAATGTTTATATGCGATGGGACGAATTGATGAGATTTATGAAAGAATTGAATCTAGGGATGATGATGAAAATATACGAGTAGCTGCTATTGCCTCATTTCTCAACCAAAGGGAAAAGAAAGACACCACACACAACTTTTGTAAGAACCCGTTAGAGTTTCTGCATCACTCTAAAATTTCATCTCACATAGAGGATACTGATTCATTTGTCACAGAGTTGGTAGATGAACTGACTAATGTAGACACGAACTTTGAACCCTTTAATACAACTACTCGCAATGGTTATCAGTCTAGTGTCAATTTATTCAATGGTCCTTATGCAAAAATGAAACAGTTGCAAACAATTATCGTGAATGAGATATCTAGTTACCATTCAAAATTCAAGGATGAAAAGTGTTCATTTATTGAAAATTGGCCATCTGATTACAATCTCTACGGTTGGCATGTAGTTCTGAAACAACAGGGATATCAACTTCCACACATTCATACGTCTGGTTGGTTGAGTGGAGTCATCTACTTAAAGGTAGTTCCTTCCCTAGAAAATAATGAGGGTGCAATAGAATTTGGATTGAACGGTGCATTCTATACTGATGACAATTCACCAAAGGTAATACATCAACCAGAGGCAGGAGATATAGTTCTATTTCCATCGTCGCTCCATCACAGCACTATTCCGTTCACAACAGATACGGACAGGATTGTTATTTCCTTTGACTTGGCACCAAATTTGCCGATGCTACATGATGGCATAGTTGATGACAAAAAAACAGAGGGACTCATGAATGTTGTGAAGTCAAGAAACCTTAGTGAAAAACCTAAACTTGTAATTGATAATCCTCTTATTCTAAACAGAGAAGTAGAGCCAGAACTCCTTGATACCCTGTCCAAAATGCATTCCAGAGAATTAGACAAAACATCAGATGCTCGATATGGAAACGGTAGGTGTTCACCAGACTTTGGATTGTTTGAAGACGAGAACCCTGTCATAAAATCTGTAGCAGAAGACATGATCAGAATTATGAAGGAGGCGGTTAAATCAGATATCTTCATTATGTCTTCATTTTTCAATATTATGGGTGCAGGCGGCGGGTCAACTCCTCACGATCACATAAGTCAAATAGATGAAGATGGTGGACGTGGACTCAATCTGGCTGAACACAAGCACAGTCTTGTGTATTATCTTGATGTTGGAGATCAGGATTGTGACGAACCGGGAACTCTGAAACTTTATAATCCTGTCGAGGACGTTCTACCAAGTAACGGTATGATAACGATTATTCCCGCAAGTAGAATGCACTCTGCCGTTTATGGTGGAAAAAAGGATAGGGTTATAATTGGAGTCAATTTCTATAGCATATGATACCAAGAAGTCACTTCTATGGTGAAACCACTCCAAAAATGACAGTAGTGACAAATATGTCACACTTTCCCTAAATATTCAATAAAACGACATTAGGGGTCATTATTTTCTGGACTTATTCTGCTCAGTGTGGTACTGTAAGGTATGATGAGAAATAAGGAAATGGACATGAATAAAGAACTTACCCCTATCGGAAATATCAAAGACCTGATGCCGATTTGCATTGCTGCTCGGAAAAATGCTGCTAAACGTGAAGCACTGAAGATTATGCGTGAGCAGATGAATGCAATGGATGATATGGAACGTGATGAGAACGGTATGACTAAGGAAGGTGCTTTTGAATTCCGCCGTGCATGTCAGGCCATGTTTGACGCTGCGGATGCGTTCGAAGATTGGATGAATCAAGAAGAAAAGTTCGGAAATAAGTAAGATTCTTCTTGACAAACCCTGTTCAATATGTTACTGTAAGGTATGATGAAAAATAAATCGACACTCGCAAAGCTTCTCGCTGAAGAGGATATCTTCGTTGTTCATAAGAAGATGAACACGGCGTATTTCAATCCCAAGTCACGGGAACTGGGTCTGCCCATCTGGAAGGATGAGGAGATGACCAAAGATATCTATGACCTGATGGTTTGCCATGAGATTGCTCACGCACTGTGGACGCCCCTAGACATGCTAGAGACGGCCGCGGTTCGTAAGATCAATCACTCGTTTGTGAATATCGTTGAAGACGCCCGTATTGAACGGATGGTGCAGGATCGTTATCCCGGCGCTGTTGCGGTTTTCAATCGTGGATATCGTGACCTGACTGCCAAGGATTTCTTTGGTATTGCAGACAAAGACGTTTCTGAGCTGAACCTGATTGATCGGATCAATCTGTTCTTCAAGAAACAGAAGGTTGAATTTTCTGAGGAAGAAATGGTCTGGGTCAAGCGGGTTGCAAAAACCAAGACTCCTGATGACGTTCTTAATCTCTCGGAAGAGCTCTACGCTTGGATGGCAGAGAATGCTCCAGAAGAAGAAGAGTCTGACGATGAAAAAACCATGTCTGATCCTAACGGTGAGTCGGGTGAAGGTGATGGTGAAACTGGTGAGGGCGATGCTCCTGCCGATGATAAAGGTGATGAAGATGGAAATGATGTTCCTACTGGCGATGCTGGTGACGATGGCAACGATGACGCTGACGGCGATGCCGAAACTGAAAACGGCGAAACTACCGAAGAAGGTGGTGTAGAGTCTACTGGACGAGGTGGACCGCCGATGGCAGAAACCGATACCGATACGAACAATGCAATCGACAAGCTAGTTGATAAGAATGCAACGGAACGGACCTATGGTCGTATTCCTGCTCTCAATGAAGACCTGATTATGCCTTTCGGTGAAATCCTAGAGAAGTCATGGTCAACTTACGCTGTGGGTGGGTCTTGGATTGATGCAAAGAAATCAGAGATTGCTACCATGAAGGACGAGTCGAAGAAGACTGTCGGTTACATGGTCAAAGAATTTGAGATGAAGAAGGCTGCTGACCAGTATGCTCGTGCTGCTGTTTCCAAAACGGGTTCGCTCGATATGGGACGGTTACACACTTACAAATACAATGAAGACATCTTCAAGAAAGTGACTACCTTGCCCGGCGCTACAAACCACGGTATGGTGATGGTTGTCGATTGGAGCGGTTCTATGTATGAGAACCTTAAAGGTACTCTGTCTCAGCTGTATAACCTAATTTGGTTCTGCCGCCGGACACAGATTCCTTTTGAAGTCTATGCGTTCAGCGATTGTCGGGAACTGTTTCCTGATTATTACGAAAAGCGTGATGAAATGCCAGATTTCAAGGCAGGTGATCTTGCTCTGAATAATTTCAAACTGTTGAATTTCTTCTCTAACAAGATGTCCGCTAAGGATGAGACTGTGATGATGGAAACTCTCTGGATGATTGCTTCATACTACAATGATCGAAGTGACAATCGTTTCAACCGCCCAACCTTTCCTCAGTTCCTTAACTTGGGTGGCACTCCGTTGAATTCAGCAATCGTTGCAATGATGGAAATTGTTCCTAAGTTTAAACGAGATACTGGTGTCCAGAAGGTCAACACGATTTTCCTGACTGACGGTGCATCGAACTGGTTGCCGGGTGTTTACGACTATCGATTGAATCGTGATACTGGTGACCACTACAAGGTCACTGGTAACATTCAAGGCAAGGCGATGATCTCTGACCCCAAGACTCTGAAGTCCTATGAGGTTGACAATAATGATATGACTGATGGATTGCTTCGTATTCTTAAAGACCGCGTTCCTGATATGAACCTGATCGGGTTCTTCATCGCGGGTTCTGGTCGAGGCGGCCGTGTTGACAAGCGTACTCTTTATTACCTACAGCGTGAACTTTCGATGGATGCAATCATGGAACAGGTCAAGTTCATCAACAAGAACAAGTACCTTGCCATCGACTCGAAGGGTTACGATGAGATGTATGTCCTGCCTGCCAAGGGTATGGAAGTCTCGAACGAGGGTCTGAGCGATGATCTGGTGGGTGCCTCGAAGGCAAAACTCAAGTCTGCTTTCGGTAAGTCCATGAAGGGCAAGGTCGAGTCCCGTCAGCTCCTCAACAAATTCGTGAAGTTAGTGGCGTGACAAATATGTCACACTTCACGGAATTATTGAATAAAGTGAATTTAATCTATTGACATATCCTGCTCCACATGGTAATATAGAATATAAGATGAGAAAACAGAAAGAAAGAATGACTATGTATCTCTCCCCTCGCAAGAAACTCTTCGTTGATACTGCTGCCGAAATGTTCGGTGATGGTGCCGTGATTACCAAGTCTCAGAAAGCAGAGGCAGCTGCGAAAGCTGGTGTCCCGTTTCCTACTTGGTTCAAAGGTGAAGGTTTCGCCGTTGGTTACAATGCGTATAAATTACCTAGTGAGGGTGGCAATGTCGCTGCTCCTGTCACTGATGCTCCTGCTGGTGCAGAGGCGACAATGGTAAATCTGGTTGCAACAAATATGGAAAAACAGAATCTCGTTCCCGCCCCCTTCGAAGGGTTCGTGCCTTGGGGTAACTTCTCTCTGATTGAGAAAGTTGTCAAGTCTGGGATGTTCTATCCCATCTTCATCACTGGTCTGTCCGGCAACGGCAAGACCCTGATGGTTGAAGAGGTTTGCGCCAAACTCAACAAGGAACTGATCCGCGTCAACATCACCATCGAAACTGATGAGGATGATCTGCTCGGTGGGTTCCGCCTTGTGAACGGTGAAACCAAGTTCGTGCCCGGTCCTGTGATCGAAGCAATGGAACGTGGTTGCACGTTGCTCCTTGATGAGTGTGATCTAGGTTCGAACAAGTTGCTCGCGTTGCAGCCTGTCCTTGAGGGTAAAGGTGTTTACCTCAAGAAGATCAACAAGTGGGTCACGCCTAAAGATGGTTTCAACGTCATGGCAACTGCCAACACTAAAGGTAAAGGTTCGGACGATGGACGGTTCATTGGAACTAACGTCCTCAACGAAGCGTTCCTAGAACGGTTTGCGATTACGATGGAACAGCCCTACGCTTCGCCTGCGGTTGAAACCAAGATCGTCAAGGGTGCCATGAAGAAGTATGGTTCTGTTGATGATGAGTTCGCCAAGAACCTCGTAACGTGGGCTGACGTTATTCGCAAGACCTTCTACGATGGTGGTGTTGATGAAGTCATCTCTACCCGCCGTCTGGATCACATTGTGAAGGCATACGCCATCTTTGGTGACAAGATGCAGGCCATCGAGCTCTGTGTCGCACGGTTTGATGAGGATACTAAGGTTTCATTCCTTGACCTCTACACTAAAGTCGATGCTGGTGTTGTCACTGCTGAAGAAGAGAATAACAATCCTCTTCGTGAAGATTCACTTGGCAACGCCTTCTAAAAAAGTTTATGTGTAAGGGTTGAAATTTCGGTTTCAACTCTTATATATATTAGGTGGATGCCATTAAGGGTCCACTGTTAATCTTGCTTTATAAGGAGATACCAAAATGGTTACAAATATGCAAGCAACAAGTCTATTCGACAATATCAATAAACTGACACCCTACGCAGTGGGGTTTGATCGAATCTTTGATCAACTCAATGCATACGTTGCAAACAATGTAACGTCTAATGGGTTCCCGCCATATAACATCCGTAAGGGGGGTGACTATACTTATGCCATCGAAATGGCCTTGGCGGGTTTTTCAAAGGATGATATTGAAATCGAAGTAGCAGAAGGTTTGCTTACGGTTCGTTCTATCAAAGAGAACGATGAAAATAATTCCAACATTTATCGTGGAATTTCATATCGTAAGTTCAATCGGAAATTCACTCTTGCAGATGACATTGTAGTGAACGATGCTTCCCTCGAAAACGGTATGCTCAAGATAGACCTTGAGCGTATTGTTCCAGATGCGAAGAAACCTCGCAAAATTACAATCAAATAATTTTGAAATAGTAGCGAAAGGGGCATTGACAAAAGTGCCTCTTTCGTGTACTATAATATAATGAAACTTAATAATGGAGATTTAAATAAATGGTTAGTTTTACAACAGGAAAAATAGGCGACCCCGGATTCATTGATCCAAACAGTGCCGAAGCAAAGGCAATGGTTGTTCCATCTACAGATGATGATTTTGTAGAAAAACCTTCTGAAGAAGAAGTAGAAAAGGTTAGCATTGGTATTACGGTTGCAATGCGTAATAAGTTAGCAGTTAATATTATGCGAGCTGAAATCCCGCTCAATGTTATTGATGAATTGAATGAACATATTGATGAAGTAATTATTCCTGCTGGTCTAGACTTGTCGCCAAAATTGGTTGGTCAGATTAATCAGGATGAACACTCTGGACAGTGGCTCTTTCCACATAATGATGGTAGTGTCGGAGAACAGTTTGCTGAGATTATTAATAATCTTAGTAAAGAATATATTAAACAGACTCTCGGTAAACTTGAGTTTGAAGATACATATAAGGAAGTAAAGACTGATATTGAAACTATGTGGTCGGTTCATAGTTATGCTGGTGACTATAACCCTTTGCATGATCATGGCACTCGTAGTTTTATGGGTCTGTCTTGCATTCTCTTTCTAAAGGTTCCCCCACAGATTGAAGCTATTGGTCTTCCATCTGATGAAATGATTGCTGCTGGTGTCACGCCGGGGTTTCAAGGACTCAATGGTGCAAGTGGTGCTGTTGATGGATTTACTTATTTGTGTTGGGGTGCAAACGGTATGCGTGATGTTAATATGCTTCGTCCTATCCAAGAAGAATATGTCAAACCAGAAGTTGGAACTATGATTATATTCCCTGCTTGGTTGCGTCATGCTGTTATGCCATTTTCTGGTGAAGGTGAACGTAGGACTTTCTCTGCAAATGTTAACGTAGATATGCAATGAGCGATTTCATTCACTTGATACAAATGGATGATACATCACTATGTGATGATATGCTCAAGTATTATAGTAATAATGCTGAGTATAAACAGCGTGGTCTATCTGATGGTGGTGATAAAAAATCAACTGATGTTGTAATATGGCCAAACTCTAGTGATACTAGTATTTTGAAATATCTAGATTTCCTTAGATTGTGTGTTGAAAGTTATCGGAAAAAATATGATTCTTTTACTTTCCCACTGGGGTTTGCTGAACCTTGGCTTATTCAACACTATGAACCCGGTGAAGGATTTGTTTCTTGGCATTGTGAACGTACTACTAATCAAACACACCAAAGGGCACTTGTCTTTATGACGTACCTTAATGATGTTGAAGATGGTGGTGAAACTCAGTGGATGTATCAGGGTAAAGAAGTAAAACCCAAAAAGGGTTTGACTGCTATCTGGCCAACAGATTTCACTCACACACATAGGGGTGTAGTATCGCCAACGCAACGTAAAACAATTGCTACTGGGTGGTTTAACTTTCTGGACTTCAGAGCTGCTCACGGTTCACTTACGAAATATTATGAAGGTCAGCTCAGTGATTTGAGAAAAGAAATAAAGGATGAACAAACTGTCAAAGGTTAACTACAAATACGACGAAGGTAAGGCACTTGCTGAACTTCAAAAGTACATCGACTCGACATATGATGAACACTATAGCAAGAACAAGTTTCAAGCTACAGAGTTCATCATTGACGGTGGACATGGTGAAGGTTTCTGTATCGGTAACATCATGAAATACGCACAACGATATGGAAAGAAGGGTGGAAAGAACAGAAGTGACTTGCTAAAAGTGATTCACTATGGTATTATTGCTCTATACATTAATGAACTTGAAAGTGAAAAATAATGAAACTATCTACTGAAACTATCTCCGTATTGAAAAACTTCTCTACGATTAACGCTAACCTTATGGTGAAGGC